CCAGAGAGCAGGGAGAGTTCCGGACGCTGGAAGATGCAGAGATAGAGTTTTACACCAACGAAGAGGAAAGCATTTACTGTTATACTCACGACTGCTAGGTTTCCGTCCCCTTGCGGGGATCTTCATTTCTGAACGAAAAGTTATCCATATTGGTGGGAGGTCTAGAGATGGGAAGAACATTTGTTTTACACACACAGAGACGGGGCGTGCTGGTAATTTCCGAAGAGGAAGCGATTGAGAACGCTTTACAACAAGAAAGAGATGGATATGAACCGATGTATCAGCCATGGGACGAAAAAAATCATGAAGCATGGGGAAATCCTGGCTGGCTGGTATGGAGTACTTATCAGGACGGCTGCGGTGTCGTATACCGCCGGGATGACGGGAAAATGATTTTAGTACATGGCTGGCAAGGGGATTTTATCGCAGCGATATAAACGGCGCTTAAATCGGCGCTGATGGGCTTACAGGAGGTATTATATGATTACTATTACAAGATCACAGTTTGAAAATCTGAAAAATAATCATTCGGATTATTTTTCTAAGGCAATTAAGACACATACGCATGACGGAAAAACCTGTCATGCGGGCAAAGATTACTGCGGTTTTGCTTCAGTGATTACAGGAGACGCAAAACAGGGAACAACGTTGATATTTGAACATATTCACTTTGAAATCGAAGGGAGATAACAACAATGATGAACTATTATGTACTGAATCCGGAACTGAACGGGATAGAAGTATATTTTGATGAAAAGCCCGGAGATATTATCCGGGATAACCTGAAAAGTCAGGGTTTCCGGTGGTCAGGTAGAAAAAAGTGCTGGTACGCTAAGCAGACGGATGAACGTCTGGAATGGATTACAAATCTGATGGAACGCAGAGCAGAAGCGGAAAACCAGATACAGCAGGAAGTCAGGGAACAGAAAAAAGCCGTTGAATTGACCGTGGAAGGCATGGAAGAAGCAGCTAAAGGCTATACCTTTAAGGAAACTGGAGAAGGCTTATATATCGGATGGACGGGCTGCAATTACAGTTATAAAGGCGGTAAAGACTTGAAAAACGCCATTGTTGCGGAACTGAAGAAAAACGGCATTAAATGCACCGGGAGAACCGGGAAAAGTACTTATACAGACAGTTTCACATTCACTGTCACTGTTCCGGAAAATTTCAAAATGTCCGAAGATGAATACGCCGATGAAATGACAACAAACGCAGGATATTTTTCATATAACGGCTGGAACTGGTTTACAGATTTATCCGGTAAAGAATGGAATTACAAGGAATTTGATGATATGCCGTTTGAGGATGTGAAAAGAATCTGCCGGGAACATTTCATCAGGATTTACAGGGAGCGAAAAGAGGTACAGCCAACAGCAGAGTTTAAAAAGTTCGTGAAAACGATTGTCAACAGCTTCAATCAGGATCACAGCAACAGTATGATAGATTACTTTGATGTGGGCTTTTACGCTAATTACTGCTGGAAATAGTGTATAATCGAGGAGGTGTAATTTATGGCCATTGCATTAATCATAATAGCGTTTTTATGCGTCCTTCCAATAGCCTGCTTGATAGGTGCGATTAAAGGCACTATCGACGGCTGTAAGATGGTAGCGGAGCAGCGCAGAGAGCAGATAAGAGATAAGGCGATAGCAGCGGGGGAGATTTCCCCCGTGCTGGAGTTACCGCCTGATATAGCTGACATGATAGCGTCTCTGGAGCAGTCGGCGGAGACACTGAGACGCAAAAAGGCATTATATGAGCAGTCAGCGCAGGCCACTATGGACATGTGGGAGCGTGTGAAGACTCAAGAGAGAGCCGACAAGGCCGGGGAACAGATAGCCCGGAAAATGGTTAAAATCAATAGCTTAAAGGATAAATACGGCGTCTTGCTGTAGGATACCGCCCGGAGAAATCCGGGCTTTTTTCATGCCCTGTGATTTACATTTATTGGTGTCTTGACAGGTGTAATGTCATTTGTCTTGACAATGAATCACAATAAACCTATAATTGTTATAGTGATATAAGTATATCTAATGACAGAAATCAAAAGGATTAAAAACTCTTATGACGGCGTTACAAAGATGTCAGCTTGCTCCGCAGTACAGACGGCAGTATGAGCGGCTCTGTGAGCGTTTGGACGGCTTACAGAGCATGATAGATACCTCAGCACCACCGACAGATAAAGAGTGTATCAGCGGCGGCCACAGCGCCCCTGATAAGGTAGGCGAGTATGTCGCACTGTCGGAGGATACCAGAGCGGACATTATCCAGGTACGTAGGCGGCTCCGGAGTATAGCAGACATGATTAGCGGATGTCTTGACGGCTTACAACGTGATACTATCCATCTGTATTACATTATTGGTCTTAGTACTCGCAGTATCGCCGCCCGTCTGGATGTCTCACAATCCACCGTCAGCAGGTACAAACGACAAGCAGAGCAGAGATTGTCAGATATACGTGTATAACGGTTATGGTAAACTAGAGGGTAAATTTTAAACATTTTATTTTCTTAAATAGTTCTTAATTTTTCAATAGGGAAATCCAGTGTTTCCAATGGCTCCGGGAGTTTAAACAAAAAACATCAAAAATTCATGTGTTTTTGCGTTTGTTTCCGGGGTATAATCCATTCAGGGGATGTCTTGACACGTGCATTGATATAAAGACACGCTCCCTTACCCTGTACAGATTACATATATGGTGCGAGTTAACCGGCTATACATCCTGTCCAGTATGGCCGGTTTTCTCATGCCTTGATACAGGATATACATACTAAGTAGATATACAGATATACATACTAAGTAGATATACAGATATACATACTAAGTAGATATACATACTAAGTAGATATACAGATATAGATACAGAGTTGATCAGGAAAGAGGTGATACAGTGGCATACAGACAGTTGACCGACAAGCAGGAGCGTTTCTGTCAGGGAGTCGCTGCTGGATTATCCTTAACTGATGCTTACAAACAAGCCTACGATACCGATAAGATGTCACAACAAGCCATCTGGAATGAGTCATCCAAACTTGCAAAACGTGATAATATTACCCACAGGGTCAAAGAACTGAGGAGGCCTATAGTCAACCATTATGAGAATAGCGTTATAAGGGAAACAGAGCGGATTAGACAGGAGTTATGGCGTATCATAGGGGATACCACAGGGGAAAAGACAGAAAACCGTATACGGGCGTTAGACATCCTCAATCGGATGAACGGAGCTTATAAAGAGACACAGGCAGAAGATAAAGATACTGATGATATAGCTGGTCTTGACACTGATAAGCTGATAAAGCTGGTCAATACCGCCTGAGATAGTATAGTATTAATTGTACATCGTTGAAATTTCAATGTTTATACAGTATATAGTAACATCTACGATACATAGACCGATATCCTCAGACAGTTAAAGACCGGCAACCCGCTATACAGGACATAGCAATATATACATTGATACTGATATTAAGTGTAAACAAGTATATTAGTTGTTACATACAACATGGAACTGCTGGTAACATCTGGAGGGGGTAAGGGGCAGGATTCAGGCAAGTCCGATATAGTACCAACATCCAGAATAATTACCACTGATTCTGAACTTTTCTTACAGTATATGGTAACTATCAAGCATAGTATGTTCCGAGTGCAAACATGAAGAAAACAGGGTGTTTCTGATGGGGTGTTTGAACAAGTTCCGGTGGAAAAAACGGAAAACCTGCTGACAGTACCTACTCTGAGAAAAAATATCCTGATTGCAAGGATTGATTGTTACAACAATAATATACTATACAACAATAATATACTATATATAGATATAGGGATGTGCGTTGCATGTCCCATTTGACATTCTGAGGTAGCTCAATGGTAGAGCACTCGGCTGTTAACGGATTTATTGGAGAAAATGATGGAGAAGTGGGAAGAACTGGGATTAACAGAAAAACAGTTCCGGGAATTGCAGAGACGGGCACGGCTGGAATTGGCAAGACGGGACTTCTGGGAGTTCTGTAAGCTGATGGTTCCATCATTCTATCAAGAAGAACGGGGGTTCCTGAAAGAACTGTGTCGTGACTGGCAGAACTTTTATGAGAGTGAGACGGAAAAAGTGTTGGTGATTAACGAACCGCCACGTCACGGCAAGCTAATCGCTGATGATGAGCCGGTTCTGACTGCTGATGGATGGAAACGACACGGTGACTTAGTGGTTGGTGATAGAGTCATTGCCCCGAATGGTAAGTTCGTGAAAGTCACGCACGTTCATCCAAAGGGTGAAGCGTCTCTGAGAGTCACCATGACGAACGGAGCGACAATTGATGTTCATCCGAACCATGAATGGGTTGTATACGACAGATATGTTAAAAAAACAAAGACAGTTGAAACAAAATGGCTTCAGGGGAAACTGAATGCTGCCAGTAAAAAGAGTGGAAGAGGACACAGATACCGTTTTCAATTGCCGCCTGTGAGTCCTGTTGTTGGCGAAGAAAAAGAATTGCCGGTTCATCCATATGTGTTCGGTGCGTGGCTGGGAGATGGCACAAACAAAGAAGCAAGGATTTGCGCTCATCCGGACGATGTGATTGTTCTTGAGGAATGTGCGAAACATGACAAGAAGGGTTACACGGCGATTCATAAAGATACCAGCGTGATCACTCAGTATGATTACGAGTTGAAAGATGGGCTCCGGGAAATGGGACTGTGCTATTCAAATGAACGACACGAAAAGTATATTCCGGATACCTATTTGACTGCCAGTGTTGAGCAGAGATTAGAATTGTTGGCTGGTTTACTGGATACAGACGGGCATTTACGCAGAAAAGAAAATCGGTATATTTTTACAACGGCTGAATCGAAATTGAGAGACACCTTCTGCGAACTGATTGCGACTTTCGGTTGGCGAACCTGTGTGATGAATGTACAGCCCCGCCTGTCAACGTCTGGCATACAGGGAAAGCATGAATATTGGCAGATTGGTTTCAATCCTGATATGGAAATACCGTGCCGGATTGAGCGTAAACGTATACACACTTTCTCAAAAAGAAGAAAATATTCAATAGCGTCAATTACGCCACTGGAAAAGCCAGTACAGGGAAACTGTATCACGGTAGAAGGTGGCGTTTACCTTGTCGGGAAACTGTTGGTTCCGACTCATAACAGTTTGACGGCACAATTGTTTTCCTGTTGGGTGTTCGGGAAGAATCCGCAGGAGAAAATCATCACGGGTTCCTACAATGAACAGTTGTCCAAAACCTTCTCCAGAAACGTCAGAGACCGGATTAACGAACGGAAAGCAGAGAAAGACAAGATTGTCTATTCAGACATCTTTCCAAAGACAAAGATTAAGAAGGGCAATTCAGCGGCGAATCTGTGGGCGTTATCCGGGCAATATGCGTCATATCTGGCAACGTCTCCGGGTGGCACGGTTACTGGGTTTGGTTGCTCGTGCTTTCCTGCCGGGACAATGATATTAACCCCTGATGGGAATATAGACATATCACGCATCGAAGTCGGTCAAGAAGTATATTCGTATAATCACGAGACAAACAAGGCTGAAATAAAAAAGGTACGGGCGATTCGTACAAAGTATTCAAATAATCTTGTTAAAGTTATGACACATAACCATCAACAGGTGTGTTCTACGGCAGATCACAGATTTTGGACAGATGGAAACTATTTCACAGGAATAGAAAAGAGTGGTTATGTAGAAGCGAGAAGCCTGAAAGACGGGGATAAACTTTGCATTGGGTGGTTCGGAACAAAAATATTCAATGCCCATGATTATGTGGCTTGGGTTCTCCCGGTCAAAGGCACAGAACTGGTTTATGACATAGAGGTTGAGGGAAATCACAATTTCTATGCAAATCATATCCTTGTCCATAACTGCATGATTATTGATGATATTGTCAAGAACGCCGAAGAAGCGATGAATGAGATCGTCTTAGAGGGGCATTATGAATGGTTTGTCAATACCATGCTGTCCCGTCTGGAAAAGGGCGGGAAAATCATCATCATTGCGACACGGTGGGCTACGAAGGACTTGTCCGGTCGAATAATCGAACATTACAACTCCATCAATGTCCCAATACGGGTGATTGTCAAGAAAGCCTTACAGGATGACGGCACGATGCTGTGTCCGGAAATCCTGGATAGAAAGTCGTATGACCTGATATCAAAGACGATGGGGCAAGAAATTGTCCGGGCAAACTATGACCAACGCCCTATTGACATCACGGGAAGGTTATATAATGTTGGCTTTGATACATATACGAAACTTCCTACTGATGATAGAGGGCAATCTGTCATTGAAGAAGTCTGTGCGTACATTGATACGGCTGATCAGGGTGACGATTATCTGTGCATGATTATCTATGGGCTGTATCGTGGGCAAGCGTATGTGTTGGATGTCTACTTTACGAAAGAGGGCATGGAAATCACGGAGCCAGAGACGGCAAAACGCCTGAAAGAGTACAGTGTCAACCGGGCGTTTGCGGAATCGAATAACGGAGGTCGGGGGTTCGCAAGGTCAGTGGAAAGAATTCTCAGAGAGAAGCACCACTGGTATAAGACATACATTGATATGTTCACTCAGCACCGTAACAAAAAAGCAAGAATCTTATCATCGGCAACATGGTGTCAACAAAACATCAAGTTCCCTGCTGGCTGGGAAGTCAATTATAACGAGTTTTATCTGGATGTCATGGGCTATCAGCGTGAGGGGAAAATGAAACACGATGACGCCGAAGACGTCCTTGCTGGCATATACGATAGAGTGGGACGGGGCAACCTGTTCAGTTTTTCATAACAGGTGGTAACAATGCCTTTAATACCTTTTAGAAAAAGAGAAAACACACAAGTAACGCAGAATGACGATATCCGATATCTGGAATCTATTCTGCGTTATTGGTTATATAGCGATGACAGGGCAGAACAACTGCTGGGAGATGCTTATTACGAAGGGGAGCATGAAATCCTAAAGCGGGAAAAGCAGGTCATTGGTCAGGACGGGCAACTGGTCACGATTGACAATGTGATCAACAACAAGATTGTGGATAACCAGTACCGGAAACTGGTTGACCAGAAAACCAATTATGCACTCGGCAGGCCGTTCACCATTGCGACAGACAATGACGATTATGCAAAAGCGCTCCGGAAAGTGTTTAACAAGAAAATGCACCGACAAATCCGGAAGCTGGCACAATACTCTGTCAATGGTGGGATAGCGTACATGTACCCGTATTACGGTACTGACGGCTCATTCAAGACAATGATTTTTCCGGGATATGAAATCCTGCCAGAGTGGTTGGATAAAGACCATACGGAACTGAAATCTGCGATTCGGTACTATCCGGAGCCGGTCTTTGCGATGAATGGCAGTGTGGATTACGTGTACCGGGTGGAACATTTCACCATGACGGGCATTGACTACTATGTGTACAAGGGCGGTTCCCTGCTGGCAGATAAACCTCATGCGGATTATGTCAACATGGGAGACCGTGGGTACAACTGGAATAAGCTGCCGATAATCCCGTTCAAATACAATGCGAATGAGATTCCGTTAATCCGGGATACAAAGTCCCTTCAGGACGCTCTGAACGCCGCTATGAGCGACTTTCAGAATAACATGCAGGAAGACCCACGGACAAGTATCATCGTACTGAAAAACTACGATGGCACAAACTTGGCAGAATTCCGTCAAAACTTGGCAACCTACGGTGTGATTAAGGTCACAACTGTAGATGGCGTTCAGGGTGGCGTAGAGACGTTGAAGGTTGAACCGAACGCACAATCGTATCAGGCGAATCTGATGCAGATTAAACGGGCGCTGATTGAGAATGGCCGTGGGTTCGATGCCAAAGAAGAGCGTATGGATGGAGACCCGAACCAGATGAATATCGAGTCGATGTATACCGACATTGACTTGGATGTGGACGGGATGGAAGCGGAATTTCAGGCGGGATTTGAAAACCTGATATGGTTCATCAACCAGTACCTGATTCAGTCAGGACAAGGCGATTTCACAGAAGAAGAAGTGGACTTCATCTTTAACCGGGACATCTTTATTAACGAGGATGCAAAGATTAATTCCTGTGTTCAGTCGCTCCAGGTATTGTCCAAAGAATCTGTTGTAGAACAACATCCGTGGACAAAGAACGCTCTGAAAGAGATGGAACGTCTTGAAAAACAAAAACAGGAAGAGTTGGATGAGATGGAAGCAATGCAGGACATTTCCACGAAAGCGAAATCTCAGGAGCCAACAAAACAGGACAATCTGTATGTAGATAGACGGAAAAGCTCATGACGATTAAAGAGTATGAAGACTTTGAAGAAAAGCAGAATGGCAAGACACAAAAAGTAATTCTGGCAATGATTGCGCTTCTGGCGGCCTGCCATAAGGACATCGAAAAAGAACTGTCGGACTTCTACAGGAAATATGGTTCTGATGGTGTGGTGACGTATCAGGAAGCCAGAAAATGGGCGAGTGGGTATGATCATCGGCGTAGAATGATGGTGATATTCATGGCAATCAGCATGTTGCTGGGGGATTGCTTTGCAGAACTGTATAGCGCAATGGATACCCATCTCAGACGGCTCATCCGGGATGAATTCAAACTGCATGGGCTGAAACTAAGTGATGAGTTGCTGGAAAAGATACTAAAAACAAAATGGGCAAATGAATATGGGGAGTCGAACTGGCTCCCACGGCTCAACGCTTATGAGGGCCGATGGCGGCTCGTTCTCTGGCGGGATTTAAAAACAGCGCTCCATACACTCAATGACGTGGATGACGTGATAGATGACTATAACATCCGGTTCCGGTCAATGGAAAACCTGATCAAGACACTGGTGATTACAGAGTCCACAGCAGTCGGAACGATTGCCAGACGGGAAATCTTCAAAGAGATGGGCGTGAAGAAATATAAGTTCTATGCTCGTGAGGATGAGCGCACCTGTGAGACGTGTAACGCATTACACGGGAAAATCTTTCCGATATCGGCGTATGAGGTTGGCGTAACAGCTAGTCCCATCCATTTTAGGTGTAGATGTATAGAAGTTCCAATAACATAGCTTGCCAGATTTTTTCATAATTTTCTCCTTCTTTTCTGGAAAGGGACGTGATTAGCCACACGTCCCTTTTTGTATATACGGCGTTCGGATAACGGTAAATCCGACAGACTTTGACTCTGTAAATACTGGTTCGATTCCAGTACGCTGTGCCACATTGGTACGTGCTGACCTTACAGCACAACAGTAGGACATGGAGAAGTCCTTAAAAGCCTAACTGACAAAGGAGACATCAAACATGAAAACAGAATTCCTGAAATCACTCGGTATTGATGATCAGGACGTGATTAATAAAATCATGGCTGAGAATGGAAAAGACATCAATGCGGCAAAAGGGAACACGGAACAGTTGCAAACAGAAAATGAATCCCTGAAAGAACAACTGAAAGACCGTGACAACCAGTTGAAAGATTTGAAGAAACTCACGACAGACAACGAAACACTGACGAACAAAATCACGGAATTGCAGGACGCAAACAAAGAGACACAAAAACAGTATGATGACAAGCTGGCAGAAATGCAGAAGTCCCATGCGATTGAATCTGCCGTCCGTGATGCGAAAGCGAAAAACGCAAAAGCCGTCATTGCCCTGCTGGATGCCGACAAAATCACCATGAAAGATGGGGAACTGTTCGGAATTTCCGAACAACTGAAAGCACTGTCTGAGGGGGAAGATACCAGTTTTCTGTTTGAGAGTACGCAACCGGCTCCACAGCCGAGCGGCACGTCTCCGGGGAACAATCCGAACAATAACAACAATCCGGGCAATCCGACAGGAGACAGGGCGCTTGGAGGTGTCAGTCTTGCGGATGGGATTGCCAGTGCTTTGAAAGCAAGAAACAATTCATAGGGGGTAAAAAATGTCTGTTACATTAGCGCAAAGTAAGTTAAATGTTCAAGATGACCTGTCTGCTGGTGTCATTGACGAATTTGCGAAAAACTCTTTTATTCTCAGAAACATTCCGTTCCACGATTGTGTATCTCCGACTGGTGGCGGCGCAACACTGACATACTCTTATACCAGACTGGTGACACAGCCGACAGCGGCATTCCGTAAAATCAATGCGGAATACACACCACAGGAAGTGGAAAAGCAGAGATACAGCACCGACCTGAAGGTATTCGGTGGCTCCTTTGCGATTGACCGTGTTATTGCCAACATGGGCGGCATTGTCGATGAAGTCACTCTTCAGATGCAACAGAAGGTAAAAGGTGCTTCTGCGCTCTTTAACGACACTGTGATTAACGGTGACTCTGCAACGAACCCGGATGTCTTTGATGGGCTGAATGTAGCTCTGACGGGTTCTGACACAGAAATGACATCCACAGTTGACCTGTCCACAGCGGCGAACATCACTGCGAACTATATGGCATTTCTGGATGAACTTGATGAATTCCTGTCCAGTCTTGACAGAACTCCGTCTGCACTGCTGATGAACAGCAAGGCACTGTCCAAAATCAGGGCGGTAGCACGTAGAGCGGCAATGTACCAGACCACAAAGGACAACTGGGGTAGACAGATTGAGACATACAACGGTATTCCTCTGGTTGACTTAGGTGCAAAGATGGGTTCCAATGACCCGGTTATTGCGACTACCGGCGGCAAGACGGATATCTATGCGGTATCCTTTGGTATGGATGCGTTCCATGCAATCTCTATGGCGGGACAGCCGCTGGTAAAGACATGGCTGCCGGACTATACCACTGAGGGCGCTGTGAAGAAGGGTGAAGTCGAAATGATTGCCGGTGTTGCACTCAAAACCACGAGAAGCAACGGAGTACTCCGGGGAATCCAGGTGCAGTAATCGGGGAGGCTTTTTATGGCTGATGTGAAATATACAAATGTAAACTGGCCTTCCGGTTCTCCGATTCAGGGAGAACGACTTGCCACAAATGGGAATTACACAGGCCAGCACAAAGGTTCCGTGACACAGGATAATGCAAGCGGAGCGGACAATGACCCTTATTACGTAGAACGGACAACCATTCGCAAAGGAACAATCATGCAGGATTATCTTGATGAGAATGCTCCTGCGAGTGGCGTATCTCTGGTTCAAAAACTGACTGGGTGTACATCTAATAAAACAGATGGAACAATCAGTAAGAGTGCTGATTTCAGCGCAACTTATACAGCGGCTACTGGGAAGGAATTACCAACTACAATCACTGTTAAAATCGGTGGTACGACTGCTACAGCATCCACTGATTATACGTGGACAAAAAACACTGGTGCGCTTGCGATTGCAAAAGAGAAGCTTACTGGTGACGTAGAAGTAACGATCGCTGCTGGTGACGCAGAATAGGAGACGATATGAAAGTATATGCTCCGGTTAAAACTGCGAACGGGATATATGCCAATACGCTATTTACGAACGGTGTAGGCGAAACGGATAACGAATGCGCTCTGAATTATTTCAGGGCGCATGGTTATACTATTGAAGAAACTGGCAGGAGAACAGTTGAACGGACTGACTCTGAGCCAGTTTCTTCCGTTCAGAAACCAGACTTTGAATCCATGTCTGTAGAAGAACTGCGTTTATGGATGAAAGAAAACGGACTGGGCGGCATGGTGCGAAACATTCAAAACAAAGAAAAGTTACTGGAGATTATCAGGAGTCATTGACATGGTTACGAGAGAGGACATCATTACAAGGCTGACACAGTTAGGATATGCACCACAGGAAAGCGACTATCCGCAAATTGATTTTGAGTTGAAACAGGTTTGTGATTATGTCCTGAATTACTGTAACATCACAGAAATTCCGGAAATCATAGATTACAGACTCATTGATAGAGTGTGTGCGAAATACCTTTTCAACAAGAAACAGAGTGGCACATTAGAAGGGTTCGATTATGAGATTGCTATCCGCAAAATCAGGGAGGGAGACACTTCTATTGACTATGTGGTTGGCTCATCAGAAGATACGCCTGAGAATCGCTTTGACAGCCTTGTAAAGGCATTGGAGCGAGGGTTTGATAAGTGGATCACTCCACACAGAAAAATCAGGTTTTAAAAAGGTGATAAACTATGCCAGATATGCAAGAAGAAATCACGATTAACATCAATCCTTCTGCGGATGCTCCGGGCGGGGATTCTGACCCGACTATTGGGGCAACAGGAAAAGAAACTCCTGAATCGCTGGAGCCTGCTGATGATGAAAGCGGGATTGACTTTCATATCTTCGATAGGAAAGTACCGAACCCACTGAAACGTCTCTGGATTGGGAAATGCACTGTTTATGAGTATCAGACGGTGACGAACCCGGTGACGCACCAGAGTGTACAGGCTCCGGTTCCTGTGCTACAGAATGAACCATGCCGTTTGTCTTATCGGTATGAACAATCAACCAATATCCAGAGTGGGGCGGCGGTGGTATCACAGAGTATCACCCTGTTTATCCGTCCCGACTTAGAGATAAAGCCAGGTTCTGTGATAGATGTAACGCAACACGGGCGTACTACACGGTTTAAGGGTGCCGGGAAACCGGCGGTCTATACGAACCATCAGGAACTTATCATGGAACTGGCTGACGGTACGGTGTAATGCGGCTGAAATGGGAAAAAGACGAACTTGACAGGTTTGTGAGCCGATTGGAAACAGTAACGGAATTCCAAAAAGCGATGAAAGAAGCCTGTCAGGATATCGCAAGGGCTTTACATAAAGCATTGGAACAAAAAACCCCTGTGATTTCAGGAAAGCTGAAATCTGGATGGGGCGGCAACAATCTCCTGTTTACGGCAAAACGTGTCAGTACTGGATATCAGGTGGAACTGATTAATCAGGTAGAATATGCCACATACGTCAATGACGGGCATTATTCCTACAATCAGTTCAACAAAGGCGGGCAACCATACGTTGTGAAGAATCGTACCGTCCGATACTATCAGGGAAACCGTGATAAGACATTCGTGTTCGGCGTGTTCTTTGTTGAAAAATCAGTAGTAGAAGTGGGGAACAGCAGAATTGAACAGTATGTATTCCCACATATAGAAAAATGGTTCAGGTGGTGTTTAGGTGATTAATTCAGTACTCGATGGATTGACTGCCGCACTATATGAACGGTTCGGAAGTCAATATTACTACTATGTTGAGGATGTCAAACAGAATCTGATGCTCCCGTGTTTCACAGTGGATGTTCTCAGCCCTCTGAATCGTTCCAGAAACAGTTATATGTATGACAGGACAATTCCCTGTGTGATTCATTGCTTCACGGCGAATACCATCACCACGAAGCATGAACTGTACGCTACTGGCGAATTGGTGTGCGATGCCGTGGAATACATAACGGTAGAGGACAGAAAAATTCGTGGGGAAGAGATGAGCGTACAACTTGCGGAGAATGATGTCTTACAGGTATTTGTGACATATCGTTTCTGGACAGAAAAGGAAAGAGAACAATACGACAAAATGGAACGGTTGCGTCAGAATCAGTTTGTCCCAAAACACATACATTGAAAGGAATAGAATATGTTAGGTGGAGGAATTTGGGTAACACAGGATGAAGTGTTACCAGGTTCATACATTAACATCGTCAGCTTGGAGCGTGCCAGTTCCACACTTGGGGAACGTGGTATTGTTGCGATTCCGCTGGCGTTGAATAAGGCTCCGGGGACAGTAATTGACTTATCTATCCGGAACTTTGTGAAATATGCCGAAGAATATATCGGCGTGAAAAGAGATTCCTATGTGGCAAAACCACTCAGGGAAATCTTTAAACATGCCACTCGTTGTCTGATTTATGATCTGGGAACGAATGGCACGGCAGAACAGGCTGTGACAGCACTTGACCAGTATGAATGGAATGTGCTGGCAGTTTATACCGGAACGGCTGCGGATATTGCGACATATATTCAGGCGATTAAAGACTGGCGTGATGTCGGGAAGAAGTGTCAGGCGGTAGTTTACAACCAGACATCCCCTGATCACGAGGGAATCATCAATGTCGTATCCACAGTAGACGGATTTGAGTATGAGAACTTTGATGGAGACGGAACAACCGTAGCGTTTACCGTGGCGGCGGCTCCTGCGTCTGTATCTGCCGTTTTAGTCAATAATGTTGCTAAAACAGCATCTACAGACTATTCATACAGTTCCACGACTCATAAGGTGACATTCCAGACAGCACCTTCTGACGGAGATGTAATTGAAGTCAGATACAACAACGATGTTCCGTATTCACTGGTAGCATGGTTAGCCGGTGCGGAAGCCGGTGCGGAAGTCAATGAATCATGCACCAACATGATTTATGACGGAGAACTGTCTGTTGTGACAGACAAAACGCAGTTACAACTTGAGCAGTGCATTACTTCCGGACAAGTAGCGTTCCATCTGGTCTACGGTGATGTGAGAGTGCTTGAGGACATCAATTCCCTGACAACATTCACGAATTCAAAGGGTGAAGACTTCCATTATAATCAGACAATCCGTGTAATTGACCAGATTGCCAACGATATTGCCAGACTGTTCAACACAAAGTATCTTGGGAAAATCCCGAATGACCAGTCCGGAAGGGTATCCCTGTGGGGTGACATTGTAGCCCATCACAGAACGCTGGAAGAAATGAGAGCGATTGAGAACTTTGATTCTTCTCTTGTAACAGTGGAACAGGGCGATACAAAGAAGTCTGTTGTGGTGAATGACACAATCACTGTTGTCAACGCAATGGCACAACTCTATATGACACTTTACATCCAATAATGATGTTATATAACCTTATAAGGAGGGCGCAATATGCCAGCTTCATTAGGTTCTAATAAACCACAAACAATGTCAGCCAAAAATGCAGTGTCTGCAAAGATGGCTGAATGTTACGTCACGATTGACGGCAACAGATACAATTTCATGTCTGCTATCAATCTGGAAGTAACTTTTGAGAAAAATAAACAGGAAGTCCCGATTCTTGGAAGGATGAACAGAGGGCATAAATCCACGTCTTCTAACATCACAGGCAGCGCAGAATTCCACCTGAATACGTCTGTATGGCGTGAACTTGCCTATAGATTCCAGGAATCCGGTGAGGATTTGTATTTCGATATGCAAATCACCAATGAGGACATTACAGCGTCTGATATCGGCAGACAGACAATCATTCTGTATGATTGCAACTGGGACTCTGCGACACTGGCGGCGTTTGATGCCGATTCTGACGATGTTCTCACAGAATCCATTGATTTCACAGTGGAAAGATTCGAGATGCCAGAGAAGTTCAAACTGATGAACGGTATGCTTTAATGATTGTGAGTGGCAGGAGAAATCCTGTCACTCTTTTACTAGTTACTAGGAGGTATCAATGTCTGATTTTTCAATATTCCTTGCAGGGGTAAACGAGAACGAAACTGTTGATTATGTGGCGTCTGAACGGTTTAAAGACAAAGACGGTAATCCCTTTGTATGGAAGTTACAGGCAATCAGTTCTGACTATGATGAAAGACTGCGTAAAGACTGCACGAAAAAGGTTCCGGTTGGCAGAAGAGGACAGTACACAAATGACGTTGACACAGATAAATACATTGCAAAAGTGTGTGTTGCGTCCACCGTAGAACCGAACCTGAACAGCGCAGAGTTTCAGGATGCGTTCGGGGTTCATTCTGGCGAAGAACTGCTCAGAAAACTGCTCAGACCGGGCGAATATACCGACTTTAAAGCAAAAGTCATGGAAGTCAACGGTTATGATATGAGCATGGATGAACTGGTGGATGAAGCAAAAAACTGATTAATGAAGGGGATTTTGATGCCTTTTTGGCACATTATGCCCTTCATAAGCTACATTGGAAACCTTCTGAAATCCTGTCATGTTCCCGGCAGGAAAAAGCATTTATCTACGCTTCTATTGAGATTAAACAGAAGCATGATAAAGAAGCAGAGAAGAAACTGAAAGTCAAGGAACCGTCCAGACGGCGTTTGTGGTAGATTATGGCTTCAAAAGATTTACGGACTCGTGTGTTGATAGATACACGGTCTGCTGAAAGGAATCTGAATAATTTATTCAGGAAAATCAATGCCGTTGATAAAGCGATGAGAAAAGTCGGCAGTGGCGGCAATCAACTGTCAACTCAGTTACAGCGTTCCACGAGACAAGCACAGCAGTTACGCAATGCAATGAACGGCGTGACTGGTGCTACCAGACAGGCGGCAAATGCGTCCAGACAACATGGCAACGCTGTAGGACTGTTGACACAAAAAGTTCGCAGGCTGGCAAGTGCGTACATGGGTATTATGGGGTTGAAACTGGCACTAGATACGTCTGATCAGGTAACGTCAACAAGCAACCGACTGAATTACATGAACGCTCAACAGCTTGGGAATAAGGGCGTCAACAAAGATGGCGGCTATTCCACGAAAACTCTGTCCATGACACAAGAACAAATGGACAAGATGTACAACAGCGCCAACAAAGTACGTACAGAATACGGGGCGATGATGGGCAACGTCTCAAAGTCTATGTTGTTGGCCGGGAAAGCGTTCAATAACAATATTGACAATGCTATCCGGTTTCAGGAAGTCATGGCAGAAGCGTACACGATTTCTGGTGCGTCTCAGGCAGAACAGAACTCGTCCATGTATCAGATGATGCAGGCACTTGGTTCCGGTACATTGCAGGGTGACGAGTTACGAAGCGTCCGTGAAGGCGCTCAGATGGCGTATCAGGCGATTGAACAGTTTGCACAGGGAGTTTATCACTCAGACGAAAGTTTGAAGGATATGGCTTCTCAGGGCAAGATTACGTCAGATATTGTCGTAGCGGCGATACTCAATGCTGGAAACCAGATGGATGCGGCTCTTTCCCGAAGTAGCATGACATTTGCGCAGGCGTGGACATTGATAAAGAACTCTGCCACAAAAGCCTTTGAACAGGTTGGACTGGCAATGAGTCAGGCGCTGAACGGCGAACAGTTCGCAAAATTGGCAATGGGAATATCTCATTTTTTACAAGTCATTGGAAATTTTGCGGCAATGGTAGTCGGTGCGCTGGGGAAACTGTTCGGATGGATTGTTGATAACTGGGATTGGGTTCAGTGGATAGTCATTGGTGGTCTGATACTTATTGGCGCTTATCTGGCAAAAATGGCAGCACAGGCCGTTCAAACAGGAATCACCATGTTTATGAGTTTCTTGTCAGGGCTGGGGCCGGTTGGATGGCTCATCATAGCGATTACAACAATCATCGTACTGCTTGGGATTGCAGCAGGAGACGTAGCCACACTTGGAAACTGGATTATCACAGCTATCGGTGCGGTTGTTGGTGCAGTATTTACAGCGGTATCATTCATATCGAACCTTATTCAGTTTATTGTAAACTTTATTGCGACAGTCATTACAATCATTGTTTCGGCGGCTGTGAATGGCGGCATAGCAATTTGTAACGGAATTGCAACAGTAGCAAATGTTGCGGCGAGCGCTGGTGAAATGGTCAAAAGCGCATTTGGCGCAGCGTTCTCTTATGCAAAAGCAAAAGCGGCTGACTTCGTTAGTTATGCACTTAGCAAACTTTCGTCTTTAATCAATGTATTAAATAGTATTCTTGGCATTTTCGGGATTTCCGGTATAAGTACTGCCGGAATAGAATCTATGATAACCAATTTCTCAAATGCAGCGCAAGCAGCACGGGAATCTGGCGATACATCAATAGGAACAGCGAAAAAATTATTATCTGATGCACTTAAAAGCAATGAAGGGAAATTGAATTACATCAATACTGCGAACGCAACGGCGAAAGCGTCAACATTGATTGGTGAATCTTTTGAAAAAGGATGGGCGAACAATTCATTTAATGCAGGCAAAGACTTGGTTAGTTCTGCCGGTAGCTGGATTGGTAATAAACTTTCATCTCTGACAAATCTCACGAACACAACCGGAAATAATGCGTTGAAGGTTGATGATTTCTCTAATTTGCTGAATGGCAACAACCCACTCGGAAGCGGTGGCGGTTCCGGCGGCTCTGGTGGTTCTGGTGGACTTGGTAGCAAAGGTGATGATGTTACCGATGCACTGGATACCTTAGTTGATAACTCTGATAAGATGCTGGATACCATGAATCTGTCAGAAGATGATTTAAAGAAGCTGTATGAGCTGGCAGAACTGGAATGGAAGAAGGACTTTACCACTAACAGAATCACCATCAACATGACAAACAATAATAATGTGAATGGTGGCGATGCTGATTTGAACGGATTGGTTACGAAGCTGACAGACAAGCTGTATCAGGAACTGAATACAACGGCGGCGGGGGTGTATAGCTGATGGCTGAAATGAGTGAAGGAACAAGACGTTTGCTTGAAATGCAGAAGAAGCAAAGAAGAACGACCAAAGGAACAGCCAGATTGCTTGCAATGCAGAGAAATAACATTGCAAAGTCGATTGCAAAACAGCAAAACCCCGAACTGAAAAAGAAAAATCCTGATGACTGGTGGCATGGAGAACTCTGGTATAGATACCGGAACGAGGATGATACCGTCAATTATCAGAACTTTCGTGCCGTCAAGAACGCCAGACATTATGGATATGATATGTATTTCGTGTTCAACGATGGGACGAAAGATATATGGTATCGTTTCCCGATTACCCCTTCTGCTATCAATATTTCACGGGAAGGAAATAATGAGACAGTCGATTTAATTGATGAAGGGGAAGTCAATATCCTGAAGTCCCCGAAGCTGACAGACATCAAGTTTGATGCATTGTTCCCGATGTATGACCACTATCCGTTCGCAACCACTGATGGACAACGAGGAACGCATGATAAATTCCAGTGGTACTGGGATTTTTGGAACGGCATCATGGAAAAGAGACTGACGTTCCGGTTTGTCGTTTCCAGAAGATACGGGAATTATTCATATTACAAGTGGGATACTGATTTGAAAGTGTCTTTGGAAAGCATGGAACTGAAAGAAGATGCTGATGAGTACGGACAGGACATCATGATTTCTTTCAAGTTGAAAACTGTTCGTGAATACGGTGTGAAAGTCATTACCACACAGGAAGAACCAAAGACAACGGACACCAGTACTACTGATGAAAAACGAGATGAGGATGCGTCTCCGGCTCCCAGAAACGGACAATGGAAGGTATATACCGTTGTTCAGGGTGATGATTTAAAAATCATTGCGAAACGGTTCTATGACGATGATTCCGAGGAAAAGCGAAATCTGCTGTACAACGTCAACAGGGATGTTATTGAAGAATGGGCAAAACGATTCAATCACGATTCTTCCAGCAACGGGCATTGGATATTTCCGGGTGAACCGTTGGTGATTCCGTGGATATACGATGAAACCTATGGCGTTGTTGACGATGATGAAATCAGTTTGGAAAACCTTACTGATGACGGTGTGGCTGACGATGCTCTGTTGGATGAAGCGCTGAAAGTCATATCCGATAGACAGGAAGCGGCGAAGCAGAAGTAACAAGAGGGTGGAGTTGCGGATGATGATCAGTTGAATTCTTCTGACCCTGACGGTGACGGCATTGCTGATGATGAATAGGTGATACGATGGCAAAAACAGTGATAGCAAGAAGTGCGGAGCGAAGCCAGGTTCCGGAAATCAGTCTTGTCATTACAAGCAACAATGTTGACTTTTCCCCGCCCGTAAAAGACGGCGTGGAAATTGAATGGAATCGTGGTGGCGTACCGGGTAAGATGACATTCACCACCATTAAAGTATCACAGAACGGAATGAACTTCTTTGAAGGTGATAAGGCGTGTTTCTATGTGAACGGGGAACTGTTCTTTCAGGGATACGTTTTCAAAAAGCAGAGAAACAAGAACGGGCAAATCAACGTCACTTGCTATGACCAACTGCGGTACTTCAAAAACAAGTTCTCTTATGTGTTCACGAACAAAACAGCCACAGAAATTATCAAATCTCTGTGTGATGATTTCAAACTGAATGTTGGGGAATTGGATGATACCAAAAGCCCGATACCGAGTATCACAGAGGAAAACAAAGAAGCGTGGGATGTCGTTCTGAAAGCGCTGAACGAAACCCTGACAAACACTGGCAAGATGTATAACATCATGGATGTGCAGGGCAAGGTTACGCTGAAGGACTCAAATAACATGGTCTGTGATACCGTTATCACTGCTGACACAGCGCAGGACTTTGATTATACATCATCTATTGATGATGAAACCTATACAGAGATTGTCCTGTATTACAAGCCACAGACAAACACTTCTGGTTCTGTGACATGGGATACATCGAATGGCGATACCAGCTTGTCACCGGCAACGGCAGACGGCATTGTTGAAAAATTCGTTCAAACCGGATTATCGTATGTGGGCGTTCTGGATGAACGGAAAGCCGGGAAAGCGAACCCGGTATCAACCTATGGATTCGGCGGAAGTGGTGATCAGTGGTGCGGTTGGTACGTTTCTTTCATTGCCAATAAAACAGGGATTCCGACAACGACAATACCGAGAACAGGAGCGAGTCAGGGGTTCCGACAGTTCGCTAACAAGGTTGGTAAATGGCATCCTGCCGCAGGTTATACTCCGAGACGTGGTGATATTTTGGTGTTTACGAATAATGGAGATTCTGCTCATGGACACACAGGCATTGTAACAGGTGGAACATCCCCATATCACTTTACAAGTGTAGAGGGCAATTCTTCAAACCGTTGTCAGGAACGAACCTATAACGGCAGTGGATGGTCAAAAAGACAGTTCTTAAACGGCTTCTTCTCATGGTACGAATAAGGTGAAGGCATGGGTTATCAGGAAGATTACATCAATACGATTGCCCCGTATGTCGTGTATTATGCCAGAAAATACGGCGTCCTATGTCCGAGTGGTGTAATTGCACAAGGGTGTTTAGAAACCGGATGCGGCAACTCAAATGGCAGTTCAAATACATTATGCTGGCAACATCATAACTTTTTTGGACTGAAGTGCGGGAGCCGTTGGACTGGCGGCAGATACAACACAAAAACACATGAAGTTTATAACGGTGTCCGGACGGTTATCAAAGATGATTTCCGGACATATCCTTCTATAGCTGCCGGGGTAGAAGGATATTTCATTTTCACACAGGTTGAAAATGTTCGTAGATATGGAAACGTCAAGTCGATTACAGACCCCGGTGAATATGTGGCTCAACTTGGACGTGATGGATATTACACTTCTTCCATTTCGTCATACAGAGCGGGTTGTATGTCTTATGTAAGACGGTACAACCTGAAAAAATACGACAGTATGATAATTGATAGTCTCCCGGATGCTGATAGCAGTCAATCAGGGTACTATCAGACATCTACTGAGGAAATGAAAAATGAACCGCCGAGAGTATTCACGGCACAGAGTACAGAAAAAGAAAACAAATGGGGCAAACTCAGATACTTTGAAGAAATCAGCGACCCTAGTGTAGGGCAGGCAAAAGCAGATATGTTGCTCAATCTATATGCCCGTAGAACAAGGGAACTGAAAGTATCGGATGCCTTTGGAGATAAAACAGTAAGGGCAGGGACGCTGATACCTGTCTTTTTGAATTTAGGAGACGTAGAGACATCGAATTATATGCTGGTTGATAAAGTCACGCATAAGTTCTCTAAGAACTCTTACACGATGGATTTGACGTTGCAAGGGGCGTGGGATGATTAATGGCAAAAGGATTAGGAGACGCAATTAAACAGCTTGCTGTGGGCGCTGTGCAGTCTGGGGGTACGGTAGACATCCGTTACGGTGCTGTGATTTCCGTAGCGCCACTGCGTATACAAATTACATCAGACTTCATCCTGCCGCCGAATGTACTGATGGTTCCGGACAAGTTATGCCCTCAGACAGTTGAAATGTCTGACGTTAGTGGCGATTTGGAAGAAGTGACATGGTACTGGCATAACGGGCTTGAGGTTGGTGATCAGGTGGCGCTTATCCGAGAGTCAGGCGGTGGCAAGTATTACATTCTTGATAGATACAGCCCTGCCACGCCAATGTTGGACAATCATGAACCGCCAGACTAAGAGGTGACACGATGATTCCTTTAATCAATCAATTTGCGGAGCCGAGTACGCTTGAGGAAAAGACGTATTCTGACAATACCTACCGGATTCAGGAACTTGGTTCAAAACTCGTTGTCCGTGGCATGACGGGCGGCACAGAAGCACTGAGACAGACAATCTTTTTCATCCTGAATACGGAACGGTACAAGTTTCCGATTTACTCATGGAATTATGGTGTCGAACTGGTACGCCTGTACGGGAAACCCATGTCTCTGGTGATGGTGGAAGTAGAACGGTATATCCGTGAAGCATTGCTTCAGGATGACCGTGTTGTTAGTGTAGAGGATTTCTCTTTTGAAGTTACAAGCAAAAAGAAACTCCATGTCACATTCTTTGTCAACAGCGTATTCGGTAGCATTGATACATCAGTTGAGGTAAACATCTAATGTTTGAAAACATGACGTATGCGGCAATTATCCAGCGAATGAAAGACAGAATTGAAGAACAATACCCGGATGTCGATATGCGGGAAGGTTCCCTTATTTTCAATGCCATAGCCCCTGCCGCTATGGAACTGTCGATTCTGTATTCACAGCTTGATAACGTCCTGAAAGAGAGTTTCATCACGACAGCAAGCAGACATTATTTGTTCCTTGCCTGTCAGCAAATGGGGATTGATATATCACAATTCCGGGCAACACGGGGGATTCACAGAGCAAGGTTCAATGTTCCCGTGACTATCGGTTCTCGTTGGAATTGTGATGTCTATAATTATGAAGTTTTACAGGAAATAGATGATCAGTCGGAAGAAGAACAGGGATTATACATCTATCTTGTGAAGTGTGAGACTGCCGGGAACGCACCGAACGGTGTTATCGGCACACTCACACCGATTGATTTCAATAACAGTATGCTGAGTTATGCCGATTTGAGCGGTGTTGTTGTCAATGGGAAAGATGAAGCAACGGACGATGAAATCCGTGAAATCTATCAGCTATACATAACAGATACGCTGGTTGACGGGAATATAGCACAATACGAGTACTGGTGTCAGACGTATGATGGCATTGGAAGGTATAAGATATTTCCGTTGTGGAACGGGGCAAATACCGTGAAAGTGCTGATTCTCAACAGCAACGGAGACATTGCCGATGATGGGCTTGTTGCAGAGTTTCAGGAATATCTTGACCCTGGTATCACCGGCATGGGTGACGGCGTGGCTCCGATAGGGGCGTTTGTCACTGTAGGGACTGCCGTTCCTAAAGAAATCAACGTCTCTGCGAATGTCAAGCTGAAAGATGGTTATGAGGGTACAGACCTTTTAGGGGACAACCTGATTGCCCTGTTTAACGATACGGCTTTCAACCGCTCTGTACTGCCTTACATGGAAGTTGGTGCAACGCTGATTAATTCAGATGGAGTTGATTACATTTCCGACTTACTGATTAATGGCGGAACAGAGAACATCAGTCTGGAAGAGGATGAAGCCCCGGTTCTGGGAACAGCGACATGGACGGTGATTACCGATGAGTGATTGGCTTCGTGATAGGATGCTGGGATATTATCCGGAAGTCGTGAAACAACTGTATGAGATACAGGCGATTATTGACGGGGAATATCCGGAATTCCGACTTTTGACGGATGAACAGATTGCGGCAGTACAGAACAATGCGTATCTTGTCACGATGGATGAGACACGGATTAAACAATGGGAAGAACTGCTGAATTTACAAGTGGTTCCCGGTTCAACTATTGAGGATAGACGGGATGCGGTAATTGCCAGAATTCGTGGAAACGGCAAGCTGAACACAAAGTCTATACAGGATATTGTCAATACGTTCACTGGTGGCAATGCTGATGCGTGGATTGAAGACAGTGTGCTTTATGTAGAAATCACACCACCAGATAAGACGTTTATTTTCAAGAATGTTGAAAAGGAACTGAAGAAACGTATTCCGGCACATTTAGGAATGAATGTATACCGGAAATACAGTTCATGGAATAACATCAAGCTGGAATTCACTACATGGAACACACTGAAAAACCATTACGAAACATGGGATGACGTACATTTACATATCCGTCAAAGTGATGTGACATGGAACGATTTGAAGAACGGTAAGCAATCCATATCCGGAATCAAAAATCAATTCTACGATTGGAGAACTTTATATCATACGTTCGATAGGAGGTAAGTTGTGAGTCAGACAACTACAAATTACGGATTTACAAAACCAGAATTAACCGATGTGCCTGATATTACAGTTCTTAGTCAGAACTGGGAAATGATAGATTCTATCCTGAAATCTATCGACATGAGAAACAAACTCACAATCGTATCAGAAGCGGTTAATGCTAACAACTATGCGACACAGGGCGTGTATTTCCTGAATAACGCCAGCAACGTACCTTCTGAGGGGAGATCAGGACTCTTATTTGTAGAACCGTGGAGCGATTCACTGGCAACACTCCAGTTTTGGGTTGAACGTACCACTCACGAAATCTATTTAAGAGTCAAAGACTATTCATGGAGCGCATGGAGCCAGATTTCTACACACGCCTATTTTGAAGAATTCAGCACAGAACTTCAAACAACGGTACAATCCACACTGTCAGCTTTCAGTGGCAGAATTCAGGACAATTATGATTACATTGATACCGTGGCGACAGCGTTAAGAGAACAAATTGGTAATACGCTTGTAACAGATACTATTGATAGTAGTCTTAATCACTCGAAAGCCTATGTGTATATCGGCACAAGCACGACAGACATCAATAAAGGTGACTGGATTTATTACGATGGAACAGCGTGGAAGAGTGGCGGCGTGTACAACAGCGAAGGATACCAGACCGACAAAACCCTGACAGTCGCAAACATGGCGGCTGATGCGGAAATTGTGGGGGGTGAGATTGATGATTTAAAGAGTGCTATAAATTTTTCCAACAATGGGTATGAAAGTGTCCGTATGCTTTCGCCATTTGAAAATGGAGCAATATATGATGGGGCAATTCAAACATACGGAGATTTTCGAGTAGCCAACACAAACCTAATTACATTTACCGAGGCAACTCAACTTAAAATTGCTTCAGGATTTTGGATAACAATTTCCTTTTTTGTTAATGGCACTTATTCATCTTCTACAAGTTGGACAGCAAATCTTTATAATTTGCCTGCAAATTCTACAGTTAGGTTTTCCATCAGGAGGGAAACGGAAAACACTTCTGAAATAGCAGACATTGGCGAATTTACAAATGCGCTTACATTTTTGACGCCAATGGGTAAACGGATGGCTACAAATGAGAGTGATATTTCATCACTTAAAACGAGAATGACAACAGCGGAAACCAATATATCTGCGGTATCTACTGCGGTTGTTACAAAAGGTGGGATAACTGCATCAAATTATCAATCACTTGGCTTTGACAGCGTAACCGACTTGCCAAGTAATACCATATGGGGAATAGGCAGTGATATTACGAATACAATGATAACAGACTTGCCTATATATGGTCTTTATGGTCAGATAAAGAAAACCGCAGGGCTTTTACCTAATAACATATACATCCTTTATGAATATACATCAAATAATAAAGATAGATATATAGCGTGGCAGAATAACAGCGGAACGTCATTGTCTACTTGGACAAGAATTTCAACGGGAACGAACGATTCCTTTTCCCCAGTATCTGCAAGAACACACATTACATCCTCAAGCAAAGTGATTTTTATCGGTGACTCTATTGTAGCAGGAGTAGGTGGTACTGGATGGCAACAGACAAGCGGAAGATTCTTGCTGACATATGACAATGTAGACCTTTATGCGAATGACAACGGAACTTGTTGGGCAAATATGATGGTGGATTATCTGGAAACCAATTACGGATGCACAGCATACAATAACGGATTAAGCGGATTCAACAGCGTGAATATTCCGCAGAATATAGCTTCGCTTGTACCGTCAGATGCAACTCACGTTATCGCTTGTTGGGGTATAAATGATAGGGCATACAACTACGATACAGTTGGTGGTTATCAGACAGTAATTGATTACTGCGATTCAATCGGAGCAAAGATTGTACCGCTGACTATTTGCCCTTGCTTACAACCAAACAGCACATACAGTCATACGCAGTATGAGATTCTCACAAGGATAAAAACGGTATGTGCTAATAACAATCTTGAAGTTTGTGATTTGTGGAGTGCTGTAAATAATTACTTCTATACTAAAGGCATTACCCTTGATACAAACTACATCCCTGACAATCTGCATCCTAACGATGCAATGTACACAATTATGTATAACCTGATTCGTAGTTTGCTTGAGGTATAGGAAAGTTTTTACTGACGTAAATAGACCGAAGACGAAGAGGTGATTGACGGCGAGCAGGAAGTTTGAAAAGGTCAAGCGCTACTACGATAGCGCCCTGTGGAACAAGCAGATGGTTGCCAACGCCGTCGTGAAGGAATGAATCACGGCAGAAGAGTATGAGTAGATTGTCGGCGAACCTTACGCTGGATGAAGAGATCGCTCGGATGTCTCTTTCCGAGTTACTGGGATTAATCCGAAGGCTCACAGAAGAGGTTAAGATTCGGGCGATGGAACTGAGTTAAAGGGACACTTTAAATCAGCAACAAAATTCAGGGAGTAGAGAAATCTGCTCCCTTTTTGATTGGAAGAAAGGAAGGTGATACCAATGGCTTATGAATTTTATAACCCGAACCCGTGTAACCGACTGGTAGGTGATTGTGTCATCAGAGCAATCACAAAAGTGCTGGATAAAGATTGGGAAACAATCTATATGGACATCGCAATGAAAGGATTTGAGATGTGTGATATGCCGTCCTCAAATGCCGTATGGGGTGCATACCTACAGGAACATGGATTCAAGAAGAAAATGGTATCGGGCGGTTCCAATACCTATACAATCAAAGATTTCAGTAACGACAATCCGGAAGGGACGTTTGTGCTTTCAACTGGCACACACGTAGTCGCATTGATAAACGGAACGTTCTTTGATGCTGGTGATAGTGGGATGGAAATTATAGATTCTTACTGGGAGAAGGTGAACTGATGGCATACAATAACGGCTTTCCGGTGGGATATCAGTACGTCCAGCCGATGCAACCACAATATCAGCAAATGCCGTATCAGCAGGGACAGCAGTTTCAGCAAGTCCCTCAACAGTTTCCTCAGTCATTTCCTCAACAGAGCAACGGTTTTCCTCAACAAATGCCAGAATCAGGGCTGTGGATGTGGACAGAACTTTGTTGGATAAGGCGGTGATGCTTTATGGCGGCAGAGTATAGCGCAAATGCGTTACAAAATGTAACGGCAGAAAACAGCGTGATTTTCACAGAATCACCGGTTCCCTGCAATAGAGGGTTGATTTATCACAGAGACGGTTCCGGACTCTTTCGAGTAGCGAACCGTTTTTTTAATGCCGGTTGTTGCCGTTGCAGACGGAATACCAATTATCTGGTGTCGTTCCATGCGAACATTCAGATTCCGGAAGGTGGCACAGTAGAACCAATTTCACTGGCAGTCTTTGTGGATGGGGAGATTGATCCATCAAGCACAATGATTTTCACACCAGCGGCGGCAGAACAGTTCGGGAATGTTGGTGCGGAAGTGATTGTCTCCGTACCGTGGATGTGCCGTTGTTCGTCAGTATCCATCAGGAATACATCCACTCAGGCTATTGACGTACAGAATGCAAATTTCGTCGTTACAGCGATTTGAGGGGAGTGAAAGAAAATGGATATAATGATGGAAGTTATTCAGAGAATGGAGCAACAGTTACAGGAATGTCTGGCCAGCGGACAAATGAGCGCACAGGATTTACACGTTATCGGTGAAATCATGGATGTGATTAAAGACGCTGAGACAGTCAATGCGATGCGTGGAAAATCCGGTGGTTATTCCAACGGGCGTTATGTCCGGGGACATTACTCTAATGGTTATTCCAGAGACGGCTATTCTGGAAATCGTAGTTATGGATATTCTGGCAACCGTTACTCAAACGGCATGGAAAATGACGGCATGTATATGTCTAATGGCAGCTATGGAAATTATAGCGGTTATGGCCGTTCCAATGGCAGCTACAGAGGATACAGCCGTGACGATGCACAGGAGCGCATGAGACAGCAGCTTGAAAGAATGATGGGCGAAGCACAGTCTGATCAGGTACGTGAAGCCTTACAGGGTGCGCTTTCCCGGATGGGTTAAGCTATCATGACTTCTCTGTTCGTAACAATCTTTTTGTCAATCATCGGCGGTGGTGCAGGGCTGAGTTTCCTGCAATTCCTGATTAGCCGACATGACGAAAAGAAAAAGAATACCCTCATGAACGCAATCATGGAGGTAAAGAAGGATTTAGACGGGTTGAGAGAGGAGATACACAAGAATCAAGCGTCTACTGCCAGAACGAGGATTCTGCGCTTCTCAGACGAAATTCTTCACAAGATGCGGCACTCGAAAGAGATGTTTGACCAGATAAACGAGGATATTGACGCATACCGGAAGTATTGCGACAAGCATCCGGAATACAAAAACAATAAAGCTGTGATGGCTATTGGGAACATTGAGAAAGTCTATGAAATGTGCTTGGAACAGCATGATTTCTTAGAGTAGGTGACAACATGGGAAAACAATTCTGGAAAGCGGCTGGGATTAGGGTATTGAAAACCGTGTGTCAGACAGCGGTTGCCCTGATTCCTGCCGCTTCAATGATTCAGCAGGTAGATTGGTTAACGGTAATCAGTACGGCGGGATGTGCAGGCATCCTGTCGTTACTGACATCCATTGGCGGTGGACTGCCGGAAGTCGATGAAGGAAGTGATGAAAAATGAGCTATCCTTTAACAATGGCAAAGAAGAACAGCTATGGGGTTGAGAGGTCACTGGCGAATATCAAATACATTGTCCTGCATTACACGGGTGTCAATGGAGATACGGCAAAGAATGAAGTGAAATTCTTTGCAACAGGAAACACACGTTCTGCCGGTGCTCATTTCTTTGTTGGACAAGATGGGGACGTACAGCAAAGTATCCCGATGAAATATAAAGCGTGGTCAGTTGGCGATACCAGAAACGGCAGAGGTACGTATTACGGACGTTGTACCAACAGCAATTCTGTTAGTATTGAAATGTGTGACCAGATGAACAAAGACGCTTCAGCGTCTCAAATTGAAGCCGTGAGAAATCTGATTGCGTACATCCAGAGTCAGTGTCCGAACGCAAAGACAATCATCAGACATTATGATGTGACCACAAAACATTGCCCTGCCAGATACCTGGATTCCGCAAAATGGGCAAAGCTGAAAGCGGCGGTTACTGGTGGCACGTATGAAGCGCCGCCACAAGCCGCTGAGGGTCATTCTGAGACGATTTTAGCAGTTGATGGATATGTCGGACAACAGACGGTAACAGCGTGGCAGAAAGCGCTTGGGACGTATCAGGACGGTATCATTTCCGGACAGTTACGGACGTTGAAAAAGTACCATCTCCGGTTTACATCCAACTGCATAGAATACGGCTCCGGCGGCTCATCTCTGATTCGGGCGGTACAACAAAAGCTGGGCTGTGATGTTGATGGGCAAATGGGAGCGCAAACCATTAAAGCCATTCAGCGTCATGTCGGCGTGTATGACGATGGATATTTCGGGCGGCAAACCGCAGAAGCCTTACAGAGAAAACTGAACATGGGAGCATTTTAAAAATCTCCTGAAATGAAATACAACCCCTCATTGGAATGTGACGATTCCAGTGAGGGGCTTTTTGTTTATATCCTGTTCGGTGCTACAGATACATAATCAATGTGCTACGAGTGTGTTACTCTTAAAATAGAATATGTTGCAATTTCAACGGGAAATGCTGTATTATACATAGGGATTTGTTAAATCACGATACCCTTAATTTCAATGGATGTATTGCAATCACAGCGTTTTAATACGTGTTAAAACCTAGAAAAGCATTATACTGTGTTACTTTTCGTGTTACCATTACGCATAACATAAAAGCTCAATCTGGGACTTCAAGTCTGCCACCATTGTGTCAGTATAGACACTATCCATCAGTCCCTTTTGAGCGTGTCCCATCAATGCTTTTCTGTAAAAATCATCCATGTGGCACGACTTCCCGAATGTCGAGAATGTGTGTCTCAGTTCGTGGAAGGTGTGGTTGATGCCATGCTCCCGATTGTACTTCATGTACTGCTTGCGGACACCATCATACGTCCTGTGTGGCTCAATCAGGTAGTTCCCTGAAAGCATACCCCGTACCATCGGTTCAATTTCAGAATGTACCGGGATGATACGGATACCGGCAGCAGTCTTGGACTTGTTGACATGGAAACACAGAATCCCTTCTTCTTCATAGACATCAGCGGCTTTCATGCTGAGAAGTTCATCAATCCTCATACCAGAGTATAACAGAATTAGCTGTATCGGCTCAGGATTTGCCCTGAGAATGACGATTTCCTCTTTGGTATAGGATTTCTTCTTGTCGTATGTTACGGCGCTCTTAAAGCGTAACAGAGGGCTGTAATCCTTCAGAACAACGTCATTCTCCATAGCCCATGTATAGACGGAAGAAACCAGCATTTTGATGTTGGACTGCGTGGACTTGGATTTGTCCAATGCCAACTCTGCTACCATGTCTAAATCCATCTTCCGGATGTCGATGATTCGTTTGTTCCATATCGGTTCACAGTACTTAGTGGCGGCTTTCATGGAGCGTGCTATTGAGTCGGTGTAGTCCTCTTTGATGTATTCATAGATTTCCCCAAACTTGATGCTCCGCAAATCCAAGTTGAAATGATACTTGTTGTATTCTTCTAATGCCGCCTGCGCTTCTGCTCTGGTGGCATAGACTCCCAAAGACTTCTGACGGACTTTCACTTCCCCGTCAACCCATGTTTTCCCGGCAGTGACAACTGCCTGAAACTTCTTTCTTCTGTTCCCGGATAATTTTCTGATTCCTCCGGAACCCGGCGCTCTTTTCATTTTTAACCTCTTTTCCGCACCGAACGGATGTGATATAATCAAAGAACCAGCGCTTCAGACGTTCCCCCGTGCAATCTTTCGGTGCTATAAATTGCAGGGGAACGTCCTTTTTTATGCTTACATTGTAAGCCTTTTGACTAGTTGAAGCACAAACATCAAATCACCTTCATGTAATTCTTCTAACAGAATGAATATTTTCTTTTTTGTTTGATTCCTGCTTATCTCATACGCAATTTTCATAATTTCTGACTCGAATACAAGTTCTGGTTCTTCTTGCCTTGAAAATGATTTAGCTGGTACGTCAAAGCCATTAATCCATGCTGGATCTACATTAAAAACCTGTGCGATTCTGTATGCAGTTTTCTTCGATGGAGCATTTTTCTTGTTTACATATTGAGAAACAGATGCCTTGTTCATTCCTGTCAAATCTGCAAACAGTTGTTGATTTCCATCACAATATCTATCAATCAGATATTGTATTCTGCTTGCCGCTTGCCTTTCAAACCTCTTTAGCTCGGATTCTGTGTTTTTCATATTCTTCCTCCTTTCTACATCTATATTAACATTCGTTTAACTTTTCCACAAGCATAAAAATTAAAAAATTTTTAATTTCAGGTATTGACACAACAGCTAAAAAAGATTAAACTATAAGCAACTTGAGGAAGGGTGGTGATGAAGTGAAAAAACTAAAATTTGAGTACAAAAAATTGAAAGGGCGTATCGTTGAAAAATACGACACAAGAGAAAAGTTTGGTGAAGCAATCGGATTATCGAACACTTCAATGTCTTTGAAATTAAACGGACAGACAAGTTTTTCTCAGGCTGACGTTATCAAATGGTGCAAGGCTCTGGACATTGACTTGCACGATGTGGGTGATTATTTTTATACCTGATAAGTTGAATTGCATCTAACACTCAACCGCACTGTCGGGACAAGGGTATAGGCGACCATTCAAACAAGCTAAAAGAACTCTCCTGAAACATATATTCCACTGCCTGTACCCTTTTCCGGGCAGTGCGGGGAAAGAAAGGAAGGACTGTGAAGAATATTGATAAGTACCGGGAACTCATTGAGAAGGAACATCAGAAGGAAAGCTTATTAATTGGGGTGGTAAACGGGATTCCCGTGAATTGTCGTCAGATTGATAGTTGCGTTCGGTGTGATTTCTTCGACGGCAACATCAGGACAGGTGAGATGTGTGCTGTCGACTTCATCAACTGGATGTTTGATGAAGCGGAACCGGCAGAGGAACCGAAGCCACAGAAGGCAATTCCGACTCTCGAGGATGTCATCAGGGCGATTGCAGACGTTTCAAAAGAGAACAAAAAGTTGCCGCCTGAACTGGCGCTACCACTCATGGCAAAGTTGTTATCTGATTACATGAAAGCAAAAAAACTTACACGCTTTCTTGTAATAACATGGCTTGAAGCAGCCCTGAGAGGCGAAGAAGAAATGACAGCGGCACAGGAGGTAATGGACAAAATATGCGGCAAGAAACCTATGAATTCCTGACATGGATTCTGGAAGAAGGCGTTCCGAATGAAGATGACGGAAGCAATGAAATTGGTTGCTCAGGCTCAGGGCTGTGATGTCCGGACACTCCGGGAAGGGATGAAACAGAACGTTATCCCATACGGGACGGCGTTTCAAACAGAAGGAAGTAAAAGTAAATACACATATCTCCTGTTCCCGATGAAAGTAAAAGAATACCTTGGGTTGGACTTAGGAGATAAGCCGTTCATGAGTTAAACGTAGTGTTCATGCCGTCTGCAAAATGGCTTGAGTGTTACGCTTGAAAAAACCTCTGAAAAAGCAGAGAGTTGTCTTTACTCCTTTCTGCAAGCGGCAAGGGTATGGTTTCTTCATGACATCGAAAGAACAACTAGAATCTGTGCGACTTTGGCAACTGAATTGATAACCTGGTTCAGATGGCTTATATGGTACATGTTCATTCCCCAGCCCTGCATTCAAGTCATTTTTCAGGCGGCATGGAAGAAAGAGAGGACTATGAGGAAGTTATATGACATTGATAGTGATATCTTTGATTGTTTCGATGCTGAGACGGGTGAAATTCTCGATGAGGATAAACTCAATCAGCTTGAAATGGAACGGGAAGAAAAAATCGAGGGTGTGGCTCTGGCAATCAAAGAACTGAGAGCCGACATTGATGCTTATGAGGCTGAGAAATCCGTTTTCAGCGACAAAATCAAGAGAGCGGAGAAACAGGTAGAGGGCTATCTGAAATGGCTGAAAAACGCCACTCAGGGGCGTAAATACCATTCTACCAGAGTGGATATTAGCTATCGTTCATCCGAAGCGGTGGATATTCCTGATGAAAGTCTTGTCCCGACAGAATACATCAAGTGGAAAACAGAAGGAAGTCCGGACAAGACGGCAATCAAGCAGGCCATTAAAGCCGGTATCGAAGTGGAAGGTTGCCGGTTGGTACAGAAGCAGAACATACAGATTAAGTGAGGTGATGAGATGGGTCAGATAGTGCTTTTGTACGGAAAATCAGGCTCTGGGAAAACCAGAAGCCTGAAAGAGTTTGCGGAAGATGAGATTGTGTTTGTTAATGTCGAAAAGAAGCTACCACCTTTCCGTAAACAGTTTAAGTATACATGCGAAACGGACAACGTGCAAGTCATTAAGACATGGCTGAAACGGATGCCGACAAAAATTGCAGTGATTGACGATGCCGGGTACATCCTGACAAATGCCTTTATGAGAGGACACAGCGCAGGACGGAAAGGTAGTCAGACATTCGACTTATACAACGACATTGCTGATCAGTACTGGGGATTGTTCAAATTCATTAAAGATGAACTGGCAGAGGATGTGATTGTGTACATTCTGATGCACGAGGATACAAACGATTCCGGTATTGTGAAACTGAAAACAATCGGGAAACTTCTTGACGAAAAAGTTGTTTTGGAAGGTATGTGTACCATCGTTTTACGGTGTATGTCGGAAGAAGGGAAACACTTCTTCCGGACAACAACGGACGGATGGGACATTACAAAAACGCCAGAAGAAATGTTTGATTCAGATATTATCGACAACGACTTGAAATTCGTTGATAACACAATACGTGAATATTACGGATGGAATACAGCAGAGGAAAGTGAGGAACAGGATGCAGAAGCCTAGAGATTTTGAAACAGCACCACGTCAGGGAGAGTTTAAGAGACTTCCTGCTGACGGATATATCTGCAAGGTAATGAGAGCAGAGGAAACCACTTCAAAGAACGGTAAACCCATGCTCAAGGTTGCCATTGACATTGCCGATGGCGGTGAGTATGACGGATACTTCAAAAAGCAGTTTGAAGGGCGTGTCAAGAACAATCCGGAAGTAACATGGCCGTGTGTCTGCTATATCGTTCAGACAAATCAGGAAGGTGGTACTTCCGGGGCGTTTAAGAACTTTGTGGAGTGCGTGAGAGAGTCTAACAACGGATGGGAACCGGCATGGGGTGACAAGTTCTGCGACCATCTCATGGCAATGCGACTCGGTGTGGTCTTTGCAGAGGAAGAATACCTGAACAACAAAGGTGAAATCAGAACGTCTGTCAAACCGGATTACGGACACTTCACGAACATTCAGGACATCCGGGAAAAGAACTACAGCGTTCCAGAGAAAAAGAAGTATGAGGGCAATTCTTTCGATGGCTACGCACCAGCACCGAGTCAGGAAGAATTACCGACAGGATTTGCGGAGATAGATGAGGACGATTTACCGTTCTAACAGATAAGAGGTTCTATCATGGAACACTCATTTGACGTAGATGTTGCTGTGAAATACGGATTCGCTGTGGCTATTCTGTTAAAGCACTTTCATTTCTGGTGTGAAAGAAACAAAGATAATGACATACATCATCACGATGGACATTATTGGACATACCAGAGTGTAAGGTCGCTGATGGAAGCATTTCCCTATTTAACGAAGTATCAAATCGTACAGGCACTCAAAGATATGGTGAAGGAAAATTTGATAATCGAGGGAAATTTTCCAAACAAAGCAAATCGTTCAAAGTGGTATGCATTGACCGAAAACGGACAATGCATTTGCCGAAATCAGCTAATGCATTTACCGAAATCAACCAATGCATTAGCTGAAAACGAACAATGCATTGTCCGAAATCAGACAATGCATTTACCGAAATCAACCAATGCATTAGCTGAAAACGAACAATGCATTGTCCGAAATCAGACAATGCATTGTCCGAAATCGGACAATGCATATAAAGATATATATATAAATAATATATCTCATACAGATATAGACACAGATACTATAAACACAGATATAGACACAGATAGAGAGAGCGCCCGCCCGAAAAAAACGAAGCCGGTTCGTCACAAGTACGGCGAGTACAAGAATGTGTTGTTGTCTGATGAGGACATTGAAAAGTTGGATGAATTTGAGCCGAACTGGCGAGTCACGATGGAGAACATGTCTGAATATTGTGAGTCTCACGGCAAGACGTACAAGAACTATTACGCCACAATCAGAAACTGGATAAAAAAAGACAGAGAGAAACAACAGGCGTTTAGTTCAGACAGTCTGATTCGGGGGCATGATGAGTTGAACGCTGGTTATCAAATGGCTCATAGGTGGGCAGAAAGCGAAGGTGACGATGAATAAAAAAGAGTTTGCGATATTCACGGACGCCATGAGGACGTACTACCCAAAAGAAAAAGTATTGCCGAATGAGCAGGCGATGGCACTGTGGTATGACAGGCTGAAAGACTTGGACTATCAGGATGCCGCCAATGCACTTAATCGGTGGGTATCAACAGAAAAATGGAGTCCGTCTATAGCAGACATTCGGAAGGCAGTCTCAGAAATGCGGAGAGATACCGTTGATGATTGGACGGAAGGATGGAATCAAGTCACAAGGGCAATCAGCAAATATGGGTATCCAGATGAACCTGGAGCGCTTGCGTCAATGAATGAAATCACTCGTGATTGCGTAAAAGCCATTGGATGGAAAAATATCTGTGACTCCGAGGAAATCGGCGTAGAACGTGGGCATTTCCGGATGATGTATGAACAGAGAAAAGAACGTGTCCGGAAGTTGGAAGTCATACCAGATGCGTTAGTGTTGGAAAAACTCTTGCATTAGAAGAAACCAGAGAACTGACTAACTGAAAGAGGGGTAGAACATGATAATTCGTATCTGCGATTTATGCGGAGTGAGAATTACTCCGGAAAACATATCAAAGAAAATTGGCGTTGCTCAGCGCATAAATATGACGAATGAGTTTGGTATGGACGTGGAATTTGACCTTTGCAGTGATTGTTCTGACAAAACTACAAAGATTTTTACAGAGATGAGAGAAGAAAACGGGATGGGTTTATGAGAACTTTCACAGTTCCCGGAAAGCCTGTAGGAAAGGGTAGACCACGGTTTACACGGGCTGGAAGGGCATATACCCCTAAGAGTACGAAGGACTATGAAAAAGCCGTCAAACGGGCGTACAGGGCGAAATACGGGGACATAGAACCGTATGGAGGGGATGTTCCGTTAACGGTGTATATCATAGCGTATTTCCAGATTCCCAAAAACGATTCTAAGTCAACAAAAGAAAAAAAGCTGAAATGTGAGATTCTGCCAACTATTAAAGTCGATATTGACAATATCTGCAAAATAATACTTGACGGACTCAACGGTGTTGCGTATCACGACGATAAACAAATCGTGTCAATTGCGGCACACAAATTTTATGGCGAAGAGCCATACGTACTGGTTTCACTTAATCCCATGAGAAGAGGAGGAATATAACGATGAAAATTAAACTGGATGACGGAGCCTATACCCCGCTGAGAGCGCATGATACAGACGCAGGGCTGGACATAAGGGCAATGCATAGTCAGCGTATCATGCCACATAGTTCAGCGGTATTTCATACTGGTGTACACGTAGAGCTGCCAGAGGGAACTGCCGGACTGCTGGTATCGAAATCCGGGTTGAACGTCAAGAAGGATATTACCAGTACAGGACTGATTGACGCTGGCTTCACAGGTGAAATCCTTGTCAAGCTGTACAATCACAGGGAA